TTTTTTTTAGAATATATTTTTTTTGACTAGGTGAAAATTTATTTTTTTTCATTTTTGCCAAAAAGTGTTCAAAGTGTTCACTTATTGTGATTGGAGCCAATGGAGGCCGATTTTGGTTTACACTTAGGTGTACACTTAGTGTACACTAGTGTACACCCTCCTTCTTAGCTTTTCTCACCCAATGTGAGACTCTATTGTACTCCAAATCTAGCTCTTTTGCTATGTCACAAGTCCTCCGATTTTCCACTACCATACGCTCTATTTGTCTAACTATTTTTATACTAAGAGACTTTACTCGCCTATGATCTGTGAGCTTTAGAATTTCACATAAGTGATGGTATTTTACACCAGTCATAAGCATAATATCTTTATATGGTAAACCTTTCTTATATAATTCAATGACCTCATCTGCGTGGTTCATGTGAGAGCAGGTGTTCTTGGCTCTTTCGTTTGTCAGCAGATAGTCCTTGTATATATAATTATTTACTAGGTGTCTACTAATGTTCATTATAGTAGCTATATTCTTATTTAGTACTTTTAGCTTATATAGCCTAGCGATCTCGTCTTTCTGTTCCTGGGTGAGTGATGTCATACCGCCATACCGTTTAAATACTCTCTACACTCCAATACCTTGGCCTTGGCCATCTCAATTACCTGGGGGTCATACTCAATGTCAAACTCTTTGATTCTGTACTTATTTTCCACGTGTGCATAGCTCACAGGCTCCTCATAAGTCAAGAACTCTGGAGTGTCTTGGAGAGTGTACACTAACTTGGCCTTTTTTAAGCCCGTCAGGTGCATGTAAACCTGAAGTTGGTAGAAGTACCCACTGTCAGGGGAATCGTCAAACAGAGGGAAAGTAAAGCAGTCCCACGAGGTTTTAAAGTCATAGACTATACCATCGTGAAAACAATCTGGAGTACCTGTAAAGAAATCATCCTCAAAGTGATCCAGGTTCTTAATCATAAAGTCCTTCTCCATAGCTACCGAGTAAAACTCGATAGCCGTATCCTCAAGTGCCAATCCCTTCTGAATGTACTTACTCTTGATCTGCTTCTTTAGTCCATAAATCTGCTCCTTGTACCAATCCTCCAGGTAGCTCTTAGTTGTCTGAGACAAAGTTTCTGTTTTACTCCGTGCGTTGGTCATCAAATGGCCAAGGGCACTTGCTCTGCATTTAAAGTTCATGATAATAATAGTTTTTCGTTTTGTGCTGTTAAATTATAAACCGACTTAATTTGCTCCATAGATACCTTGCCATTGGCTAGAGAATCCTTTGCTCCTTGCCACTTTACATGTGCTGGAGTTAACTCCTCTTTTTTACCACCATGATCGTTGGTTGAATCTGGGTCTTTTGTATCATCGATTAATAGGAGACCAGAGAGTGCATATTTTCGAGCATACGAGCTGCTGCTTCCGAACGACTGTGCAACATCCATGCCCTTGCGGTTGATGTCGATACCTGCCTGGGCTGTAACTGCTCTGCCTTCGGTTCTGCCTTCTTTATCTATCTGTATAGATACCGTACTTTCTATGAATACAATACCACCAACCTCTTTAACCTCATCCTCGATAGTTAAGGTGCATTCGTACTTTAGAAGCAAAGGCTTGAGAGCCTCCAGGATGTCCTCGCAGTTTCTATACTTGTACTTGCCAAATGCATTGAATTGGCTCTTGGGAGCTTTTAGCTCGTTTTGAATTAAAATAAGTTCTTTCATGATTTGCGTGTTTTAATGATGTACAACTCTCCAATTAATTGGTCTAGGGTCTTTACTAGGTCTTCCATGTTATAGTGTGATTAATTCTGTGTCTAGGTTATATAAGTCAAAAATTTCCTCCATATCAGTTCCCATCCTGATTTCCTCGTGTATGTGTACGATGATGTCTCGTACTTCCTCTATGTGGTATCCTTGCTCTAAAAGAGCGTCAATAATCGGATTTTCGTCTTGCATTCTCATATTTTGTGTATCTGTTTAGTTTTAATTTCTGCATACCAGAATGTAAACTGATCCCAGTAAAGCTCAAAGGTTTTAGCTATCTCTTTTTTTACACTAACGGGTAACTCCCCGTAGTTTATACTAATCCATTCGTTGATTCTATCCTCTACCATTGCCGATCCAGGTTGAACTAACAAAAACGATCCATTGGTTGCCTAGCTTTCTAGGAGGGTACACCCATTCTTCAGGCCAGACTCCAGAGCGGATGATCTGGTGAACACGTGTAGATTTTTCGGTAAAGCCACGTAGTACTCCGTACTCGGTGGCGGTCATCATTTCGTAAAGCATTGGCGTACATTGGCTTCTAACTGTTCAACAATAAAAGGGTCTAGGATTGAGCATACGACCCGATAGTGGTCTGTAAAACGCTCGTTGAGCTCGTCATATAGCTCCAGGGTGAGAGACTTGCCGTTACCAAAGTAAAGGTCAAGGACAATGCCTTCGTTGGCGAAGGATTCGAGCTCCAAGCTAAAGCCAGACTGCTCAAGAATAAAGTGGTGATCTGTTAACATGTGTGTGTGTTTAAGTGATTAACGATGCTAATGTACAAGACTCTGCACAACAAATGCAAGGGAATTGTAAAATTTATTTTTGTTTTACACTAAGGGTAATATTCTGGGCTGAATGGTTTTGTTTTACACTATGGCTCAGCAAAATTTTGTTTTCCACCAGGGGGTAAACCTGGTTTTGTTTTCCACTATGGCTATTTTTCCGCCATGTTTTCCACTAGGCCATGTTTTCCACTACCACCACCCCCAGGTGGCCCTGGATGGCACGGTCAGACCTTGACCCATGAGGGCAAAGGAGGCCATTTTTAAGGCCTTAGCGGGGCGATATATTTTTTTTGGTATCCTTACATGATTGAAAATTTAGAGGGCTTAAAAGGGCTTAAAATAGGCTTAAAAAAAAGGGGGTTATTAAACCCCGAAAACTACCTTTAAAGAAATAGGCGTAAAATGAAATTCAAAGTAAAAATCCGAGCTAGGGTACAACTGTTTTGCAAGTTCTAATTTTTCGGGCGTGTTCTCAATATTTGCACGAAATACGGAAAATGTACGGGCCTCGAGGGCCTTAATTGAGTGGATTGAAAATAGCGGCTTATTCATTTTGTTAGTGTTTAAAAAAGGGGGTTAAATAGCCCCCTTTGCTTTATTAATTGTTTCAATGATATTATAGGACTGAAAAACAATACCGCCCCCAAAGTCTTTCCCACGGTACATTTTACCGCCTACTTTTCGGGCCTTTTGTAGTGCAAATTCAAACTTTTCTAAAATATTAAGCCCCTCAGACTCTGAGTCGGTTAGTACGTCGTAAAAATGTACTACATACCTGGGGTTACCGTTTACGTCGTTGTTTATCCTTTTCATTTGTTTACCTTTTTTAGTTCTATTTCAGTAGCCTTGTTAATTGCCGCAACCCAGTTTTTGAAGTCGCAAGTATAAATTTTTTGCAACCCAAAGAGCGTACAAATTTCGTTCACATCGTTAAATAGTTCTACCGCCTGGGATGCATAGTGAAAATAAGTCCTTGCGTTTAACTGCTTATTCAAAAGCAATTCAATTTCTCTAACTTCTTTTTTAATTAACTCGGGTAAATTATCCCTATCGATCCACGACCCAAAGGAAAGGCGAAAAACTTTGATCCCGTCAGGTATTGCGTTCCATAATTTTTGGCAATGTTTGGCAGTACTATTTGAATAGTAACTTTTGTTAATGAAACATACTTTTTCGCCATTATCGGCATTCATAAACTTTGCCGCGATATAGTGCCTACCGTAGGAATAAGCCGTTTCACGTTCAAAAAACATTGAATTTGTGCGTCCGGCGTATTGTGTTTGTGTTGCGAATACGTTCGCTAATTGTGCGTGTGAATTAAATACAGTTCTCATTTTGTGTGTGTGTTTTTTGTGTGTGTGTATTGATTAAATAAGTTTAAGGCCCAATAGGTAACCTAGAAAGAAAATAGGCAAAAATGCGATAATTGCCAGGATAATAGTACTAAGTGCTTTTTTCATGCTGTTTTTTGTTTAGGAGTTAACAAATAAGTAAGGGCAAAAATCAAGATAGTGCCGGTTGAAATAATAAGTAAGTCGATCATATTTAATTAGTTAGGGTTAAACATTAAGCAATATTACAAAGGTTTTTAATTGATTGCAAGTAAATTGTTAATTATTTTTAATGATTAAGTATATTTTTTTTAATTTACCTTTAGGACTGAATAATCACTTTATTTCAGTTTTACAATACTTTGTAGTGACATGGGCAAAAATGGGGGCGCACGCCCTGGAGCCGGTAGGCCGCCGAAAATCCAGGAAATAAAATTGATAGAACAGATGGACGCTATTTGCGTACCCGATCAAATATGGAAAGCCCTTTTGTACAAATGTGAGCAAGGGGACACGAACGCTATAAAACTTTGGTTATCCTACCGGTTTGGATTACCAAAGCAACAAATTGACGTTACCAGCAACGGGGAAAAAATAGCCCCGCCTATTCAGTGGATCGGTCGCCAAGTTGCAATCGAGGCGGCAAAGGTAGTGAGCGACTCGGATATCCAGGACTCGGACTACCAGGATAACCAGAACTTGAACGCTATTCAAATACAGGTCCGCAAGGATTACCAGGCATTGCTGGATAACCAGGATAACCAGGATACAAAATACATTTTCTAAATGATCAACTTGCTAGAAGATTATAAACCGCTTTTTTATGAGGAACCGGATACCCGTTATTATTTAATAACCGGCGGGCGTGGATCGGGCAAAAGTTGGACTTTGGCGTTATTTCTTTTGAATTTAACCTACCAAAAAGGCCATGTTATCCTTTTTACCCGTTACACCTTGGTTTCCGCTTTTATTTCAATTATCCCTGAATTCCTAGATAAGATAGAAATAATGGGCAAAGTAAATGATTTTGAGGTGACCCAATCCGAAATCATCAATAAATTGACGGGCTCAAAAATACTATTTCGGGGAATCAAAACAAGTTCAGGCGTGAACACTGCAAATCTTAAATCGATTGCCGGTTTGTCAACTTGGGTAATTGACGAAGCCGAGGAGTTAACCGATCCCGACGTATTCGACAAAGTGGACTTATCAATACGGGCTAAGGATAACTACAACAGGGTTATATTGGTGATGAACCCGAGTTACAAGAGTCACTGGATATATAACGACTTTGTAAAGAAAAAGAGAAAGGATACTACGTATATTCATACGACATACTTAGAGAACAAGATTAATCTTAGTGATTCGTTTGTTCAGGCTGCTGAGAAGACTAAGCGAGAGAATAGGGCTAGGTATGAGCACTTGTTCATGGGGACATGGTTGGATGATGCTGAGGGAATGTTGTGGAACAGAGGTATCATTGGCAAGGCAAGGATTGACGAGGCTCCGAACTTGAAGCGGATTGTTGTTGCTCTTGATCCAGCGGTGACTGCGAACATGAATAGTGATGAGACTGGTATTATTGTGGTTGGTAAGTGTAAGGAAGGGTTTGGGTATGTGTTGGAGGAT